GAAACTGATGTTTATCTTTGGGGTACTCCTATGCTCATCAGGTACATAGGTTGATCCATCGAGATAGCATTCATTTGCTTGCAGTCTCGTTGCGATTCTTACTTTAAAGGAAGTAGGGACGTCGAGAACTGTGGACAGATCCCGTGTAAGACTATTTTCTACTTCATCCCAGGAGGTTGCATGGTGATTGACAAAATGATCCCAGCATTGATGCGCAGCATCGATCGTACCAAAGATACGATGCATTCGTTTTTCTTCGAACATAAGCCATTAGTAGTTCCAGTTACCGAATTCACGTTTGCTCGTCATACGATTGTCAGTCCCTACGTCAAAGGCAGGTTTGTCATCCTGCTCCTCCTTTGCCTTTCCAGGAGTGTTGATCTGAGACTGATCTTGTACGTCAAACAGACGCATTTTTGAACGTTCGACACCGATGACAAATCTCTTATACATAGAGGGGTCATTGTATCGATTTTTAAGTTGCTTGACAAGGAGTAGTCCTTTTTCTTCCAGTTCATCAGATGTCTGGATACCAATGAAAAAGTCTGCCGTAGCAGGCAACCCAAAACTCTCTGAGGTATCGCCAAGGTCAATGTCCGAAGACATGAATCCTGTTCGGTTCAACTGTGTTGCCGAAACGATTGGCACCTCAATCTCTACTGCGAATCCTCTGAGTTCTTCTGCGATTGATTTAACCAACTGATATAGGTTCGTCGCAGATCCTTTCATGCGAGAGGATGCACAAATGTTCAAATAATCAATGTAGATAATATCAGGTCTGATATTTCTCTTGATTTTGAGTTCGTTTACAAGATGACGGAAATGGCCGACGTGCGCAGAGGCAGTGGGATATTCTTTCACAATCAACTTGCCTTTAACTGTACTTCTAAGACCTGCGATCTTTTTGTCAAAGACGTCGCGAGGGAGTTCTCTCAACTGATGAATGGGAATGTCAAGTAGGTTTGCGTCAATCCTTTCAGCGATACGTTCCTCTGCCATCTCCATTGAGATGTACAGTACGTTTTTGCCAGCATACATATTTGCTGCTGCGCAGTGACACATGAAAAGAGACTTACCAACTCCTGTACCAGCCATGACAATGTTTAGAGTTTTGTCAGGCAGACCACCATCAGTAATTTTGTTAAGATATTCGAGATCAAACTCGATCTTAGTTTCTTTTTTATGATACCAATCGAATCGTGCTTCAGAATCCTTGACATAGTCATGCCCGATGTTCGGGTCAAAGGAAACTGACAGGGCATCAGATAAGAGTTGTGGTATCGCTCCCTTATCTTCTTTTGCCTTGCCATCGAAAATCTCGATGGACTTCATTATTGAATTATAGACTGCCTTGTCTTGGCAGAACTGTTCTGTCTGATCACACAACCATTGGAGATCAGTGGCAGGTTCTTCTGGCGTCAACTCATTGACAAGTCCAACTGAACCTTTGAAGATTTCGTCCGATAGTTTCTTCTTACTGAGATCAATACTCAGTGATTCCTGCGTGGGACATTTGTTATACTTTTCTACAAATGAGGATATCTCATCGTAGACAGTTTTTTGTATTGCATCATGAAAGTACTCACTACGGAGGAAGGGAATCGTCTTCCTCATATATGGTTCGTTAGTTAACAGATTCCTTAGGATTGTTAGCTCTATCAAGTCCGTCTCTCGCTAAGATTTGTATTGCAATGTGCTCAACTACTTCGTGAAATTCTTCTTTATCTGTTTGTGTCCAGTTCTCCCTTTGATCTGCAGGCGATTCCTCCTGAATCGCTATTATGTCATAATCCATATAAAGACGACCTGCCTTTGGGTGTATTTCACCAGTCTCAGGGTGAGGATCGTCTCCAATTATTCCGACATTATTCAGTCGTATTATTGTACCTTCGTATTTAGGGTGTCTGATATCTATACAGTGGTGCATGTCTGTCTCATCAAAAGGATTCATACACCATGCCCAGGAAATTTCTGCCTGAGCCATCCCTTTTTGTCCTGCTAGTTCATCCTGCATAACTCAATTATATCCCTTCGTTTGTCTTCCCCAGGAATCTCTTTGAGTAACTCATAGAACTTCTCAGTTTGACCATTAAGAGCATGCCTTTGTAAAACCTGTAAAATCTCATGCTCGTTCATATGTGATTCAGTCTCAATCAGCATCGGTGCTGGTGGACTCGGTCTGTGACTCGCCATCTTCCTCCTCAAATTCAGTTGATGAATATAGGAACTCTCTCTTCACACCTTCGTCGATTTGCTCGAGGATTTCCTGTGGAAAATACTTTTCAGGATTGTCATTAATCGTTTTGCCAAACTGCTTAGACCCATCTGGAAGTTCGATCCTGGTAGATATACTTTTGAATATATTATACCGCAGGGCAAGATCCAAAAGACCATAATAACGATCAAGACCACTGTCATACTTGACTGCAACTTCTACCTGCTTATTCTCTTTTGTTAATCGGGATTTGAAGTTTTTTGCTTTGACAATATTACCGACAACCTCTGTTCCATCCTTGATTTTCTTTTTGCCAAGGAAGATAATATTTGATGCTGCGTATTTCAGACCTGCACCACCACCCATATCTTTCATCGGAACATAAGAACCAATCACATCAAATGTATGATTCGTAATAAAAATCGGAATGTTTGCCTGCCCTGCCTTGAGAGTAAGTACACGGAAGGCACCTCGGATCAACTGTGCTCGAGTCATGTCTCGAGTGTCCTTACCTTCACTCATGTCATTCACCTCCTTTTCAGTCGACAAGTTTCCAAGACTGTCTAGGCATAATACCAAAGGAGGTCTGTCCTTTTCAGGAACTTTGAGGTGACTCTCAATCACCTTCAGTGCCTGTGACCGAAACTCTTGTATAGTAGTTACAGGCATGATGTACATACGTTTAGAGTCGATGCCTCGACCTTCAACCATTTCTTTACTTAGTGCTGACTCGCTCTCAAAGTATAAAACCCCACCATCTGGATTGCTATCAAGGAAGGATCGAACCATGCCCAGTAGGAAAAAAGTTTTTCCAGTGGCTTGTTCACCAGCAATAGCAGTGATTTTATTCGATGGGAATCCACCAAAGATGGAGCCAGATACGAGAGCATTAAGTACATAACTGCCACTATCAATAAAATCAGTAACGTCGCCTGCACTAACACCTTCTGCAACTTTTCCAGCAAATTCATTTTTCGTCTCCTTTACGAGATCATCAAAATATTCCATTACAACTTTCTTATTTGGATTACTCTCCAGTTATACTGGGAGAGATTGAAAAAGGCATCCATGTCTTTCCAATTACGACATGTATGCTCATAAACCATGTTCGGATCTTTGGGATTTTGAACAGTCACTATTATACCACGAATGTTAATCCCTGTCAAGTTTTTCTTATCCGAAGAAGTCCTCGATGGAATGCCTTTTCTCAAGAGACCAGCCAATTTTTTCAACAATATCATTCAGTGGTAGTTTGTAGGTTTTTTCAAACATTAGATCACGATCAATATATTTATCGAGACCAAACTCTCGAGGCAGACCATCAACCATGGCGATCACGTTCTCACGAAGAGGATTCGGCATTTTCAGATAGACAAACTTTATCTTCTCACCCTCTTGGATTTTTGCATACTTCTGAGTAACCTTGTGTTTACTCAGCCAATCATTATAGAGGAGTGAACCTCTGACGTGGATCGGAGTGCCAGATTTATAGACCTCGTGATTGTCCTTGTACTTCGACAGACCTTTTACTGATCTAGGAAAACAGACATCCTCAATGGGGAGTTCATTAAACTTTTCCTTGAAGTCACGGACAAACTTTTGTAAATACTCTTCGTCCTTATTCATGATAACGTCAAAAGATTTTTTGAGACTCTCACGACAGGCAGATGGAGTAGAAGATTTGACTGCCTCGATACCCATCATTTTCAGTTTGGGTTTTTCATACTGCACACCCTCGTTGTTCCACACGTTGAGGATGTAGTGTTTCTTAGCAGTCCAAATACCTTTAGAGGAAATGCCCTCTCTTTTCATGAACATTTTCTGTTCATACGCATTGGTATATTCAGCAAGTTCGTTATATGCTTTGTCAATGACATCCTGAAGTGGCCCATCACCGACTTTATCAAGAAATTCCACCACAGAAGTTTCCATCGGATCGAAGGGGAGATCCTTAAATCTGTCATTAACCATGTCCTCCATATTAATATACAACGAATCTGTATCTGCTGCAATAACATAATCTTTCTCATTTTTAAATAATTTGTTCATCCAAGAGTTGACTGCCTTTTCAGCAGTTTTAATAGACAACTGACCTGCAAGAGTCACTGCTTCTGCAAGGTTTCGATTATACCATCTGAAGTGGACATTACCGAGGGCACCATAGGCAGAGTTCAATGAAATCTTACGTGCCATTTGTAGGTTATTGAGAGATGAAATCTTTTTCTGCAGTTCGAATCGTTTTTCAGGGTCAGTCTCATGGACCAACTCCTGTTCATGCTGAAGCATCTGCTTCTTAAACACTTTACGATCGTCGTAAAACTGTTGCATCAGTTTTGGCAGAAAACCTTTTTCATCAGTACGAAACTTAGCACCATTCGGAGTCATAGTATATCCGTCAGGTTTTTCGACCTTTCGATCGAGCATTGCCTGTACGCCAGGAGTTTCGTCAACACCGAGATAAGTCTCAGGTGAAATATTATACTGCATGATGAGATGAGGATACAGACTGTTCAAGTCGAAGGACATGACCCAGTTGTATAGACCAGGGTGAACTTCCTTGACAAATGCACCTTCAACAGAATCACGTTCATTCGCCTTGCGAGGAGGCACGACGATGTTCTGTCTCCAAAGGACATCATAGATCTTATTGTCCCACATCTGAACCTGCGTAAAGCAGGCATCTGGAATAGACTTCATTGACATTGTCAGAGTAACGGCAGTCTCAATTAGTTTCATTTTAGTTTCCAGTTGCACCACCAAGTCTACGTCTTGTATATTGTAGTCAAGGTATTTCTGATAGTCATGCTTCCAGAGTGTATGAAGACTGCCGTACTCCTCAAAGGAAAGTTTACCCGTCCCTAGTTCGACATTTGCAATGTGGTCGAGTCGATAGGACTCTTGATTTGTGTAGGTAAACTTCTTGTATAACTCGATGTAATCAAGTGTTGCGATGCCAAGAATGTCAACGTACTTCTGAGGTTTGCCAGCAAATCCTGGAGTTTCTCTGACCCAGGTTCTACCCCAAGGTGACCAGTTTTTATTGGCACTCTCATCAAGCAGTTTAGCGATACGATTGAAAAGGTAGGGAAGGTCGAAGAATCTGACGTTCCAGCCAGTTACGATATCGATATCAAGTTGTGCCCAACGCATTATAAAGTCGTCGAGCAATACCTTTTCGTCTTTGAAAAGGAAAAACTCACAGTTCAGACCTTTCTTGTTCTCCCACTCCTGAGTGGCCCAGATGTAATACTTACCCTGCAACCAGATCGTGATAGCAGTTACAGGATAGTTGGCTTGGTCTGGAGATGGGAAACCTTCTTCGGACGAAACCTCGATGTCTATAAAGGCAGTTCGGAATAATGAAAAGTCAAACTCAATCTCTGGTGGAAAGTTTTCGGTGATCCACTGCTGGGTATATCTCTCATACCCATAGATGTGGAAATTATCTACATCCTTGTACTTCTCTTTCCACTTGTTTAGTTCTGTTGTATTACCGACTTGAAGGGGAGCGACGCACTTACCATCTGTAGTGCGCCACTTAGATGTCTTCGAAGAATCGGAGACAAATATGGTAGGTTGATAGTCTTTGATTCGTCTTTTGATACGTTGACCATTTTTGTATCCTCTTACGACAACGTCGTTGGCGTCTTTAGAGACAGATGTGTAGAAATCCATTATTCTTCAGTTCGTTGTTCCTCTTTCAATTTTTCTATTCGCTTATTAATTATACTACGCCACCGACAAAAAGTCAAGTCTAATTTTTGTAAAAGACTAATTTCTATTTCTGCTAATTTGGTTCCCATGGTTGATATCCATTGCTATTTTTATTTATTAGCATGGAGTTCTTTCTTTGCTCAGATGCCTCATGATTGTAAGACACATGAACCCAACCCATATTCGGATCACCTGCTTTTGGATCAAAGTACTCAAGAATGAGTTGATCGAATTCTAGATTGTTGTATATCCATGCTGCTAGTTCGTCATTTGGAGTCCTCATAACTTCCAAATCAATCGCTTGACCTTTGCAGTGCTGAGACTTACCAGAACCTTTTACTGCTTTATTAAGATCAGGACTTCTATAACATGAATTTACGGTCACTACACCGAACTCATCACGAATGGGTTGAGCGATCTTGTGAACAAGTGCCGTCATGGCAACAAGATGCTCCATTGAGGGAGTATTGTCAATATCGAGTCTCATTGCTGTACTCGATTTTGTCAGTTCGTTTAATGTAAAATTAGGACTTATACGCATGATTTCCTTATTAGAGGGGAGGTTGCCCTCCCCCACATGATTACTTGGTCTCTTCAGAGAGGAAAACCTTCTCTGTTTCAACCGATCCCCCTATCGGAATTGTTCTTGCCTTCTTTTCATCAGGCACGATTCGTTCCATAGTAATAATAAGCAAACCATTTTTGAAGTCTGCTCCCTTCACGACGACATCGTCAGATAGGGTAAACTTGCGGGTAAACGTACGTGCCGCAATGCCACGATGGATGTACTTGTCCTCATCGAGGTCTTGTTCCCAACCCTTAGTAGTCCCAACTGTCAGGACTCCTTCTTCAAACTTCACCTCTAACTGATCCTGATGGAATCCAGCAAGAGCCATTTCGAGAGTGTAGGTTTCGCCCTCTCTCTTCAAATTATAGGGTGGGTAATTTTGGTTACCTTTCCCGGCAATAGTATCAGAAACTTCGAAAAGTCTTTGAATCATACTGTCAAATCCAACTGCATTATTCAATGCTTTGTTGAAATCATTAGGAAATTCGGTAGACCACTGATTGCGGTAAGTATACATAGTCACTCCTTATAGGCAGTGTTAAAAAATAAGAGACCCGTTAGGCATCTCAGTTAATCTCGGAAACCTTCTCCTCTTAGAAAGTGTCCAAGTCGGTGAGAGAAAATCTCCCACACAAGATGTAAAATGCTGTCTGTGGCATACTCGCCAGCATCGCATTTCAATATGTATTTAGGGTTGTATTCTGGTTGTGATTTCATCTTTTGTACCTGCTTGGAAAACTCATCTGCACTAATAAAATCCTCGGGCAGTATGTAATTACGCTTAAACATATTATACCCTCTTTATCAATAATGTCAAGTTATTCCTCAGATACGTTTCCGTTCTTTTTCTCTTCTCCACGTTTCCATGCTGCGGCACCCAAGATTGCACCCATTGCGATATGGAACATTCCACCATTGTTTAGTGTATATGGAGTCCATGGTGGAGGGGCATTTTGAAAGCAAATGGCTTGCCCTACATCACGAGCAACGCAATCTAAAAACATGCTTTGTATAGAAAGATTCCACCAAGTCGCTCCAACTACAAAATCAAAAAGGCATATGATAATATAAACTAACGCCAAGTAGTCTCGCCAGTAAGTATGTAATGTATGGTTAACCTCTAACGCCAAAGTCTGCCTTTACAGAACGTGCTTTGTGATCACGTTTTTTGCCACCTTCATCAACAGCATCCTGCTCTTCCTTCGGAACACAGTTTGGGACTTCTTTGCCGTTCTTCTTTTTCATTCCAATCATCTCATAACCCTTCCAACAAGGGTCATCTTTTTCCATAAAGGTTTTATATGTTTTCATGAGTCTACCTTTGCTCCTGCTCTCCATTGATAACAACTCCAGTACCTTGCCTTCCATTTTGGTCCTGGGTCATCACAGTTATGACGTGCACGAAATGACCTTCTTCTTGCAGGGTCATCTCTTTTGATTTCCATATTAGGATCACCAAATCCTAATTTAATAACGTTACCCTTCTCATTCTTAACATATACGGTAAACTTTGATTTACCATCACTTGCTCGGGTTGGGTTATTTAATTCAACTTTTCTCCCATCGTATTCTGCTGCTTCAACTATGTGATCATAACACTCTTCACAGCATTTTGAGAAATTGTCAAATGTTTTCATTTTTCTTGTTCCCTATGCAAATCTTGCATTGTTTCTTTTGAAACGCATTGTCTGTATGGTGAAACATAATTTCTATTTGCGTCCCTAGTTCCTCTCAATAATCCCGATTCATAACTATAACCCCAACAACCTTCTGAATCAAGTTTTGGAGTACAACCACTCATTAATATTAAGATTGCCAAAATACCCACAATCTTTACCATCTACATTCCCCCTCTAAGTTCCCAGAGACGTATCGCCTCTTCGAGTTCTTCTTTACTTAATGGTTTTGGTCAGAGGCAATGGGGAGCATTTTTCCTTTGCTCCCCACCTTCGTCCTTAAATTCTTTTTTCATGTCTTCCTTTGTGTTAATCATGGGAGTTCCCCTTTTATTTAGTGAAGTGTTTAGTAGAAGGGAACTGCCTGTCTCCTTTTTCCACTCCTGTAGCAGTGTACGATGTGGTTCTTCTGTGACTTCCTGTAATCTTGAGGTGGCATCAAGGTGAACCCATGGCCCACCTTTTTTAGCATGACGCACTGTATTCATAAATGGTGAAGGCATGCCATCAAAAAAGTATTCACTCACGTCTTCTTTGAGAATCATAGGGGCAACTGGTCTAAACTCTTCTCTGCCCTTGTACTCATTCAGTCTTTCCTTTATCCCAGGAACACGTGGGTCAGCGAGCAGTGACCTATTGCCAAGTGCCCTTGGTCCAAACTCTGCCTTACCACTTGCCACTCCTACCCAGCCATTTTCCTTCAGTTCCTTGATGATTTCTGTGACAGGATACTTGCCTGGTATTTCGTATCCAATGTATGGACTTGGTGAAATTTTCTGGCTAACTACGCAACCTATCGCTGAGCCACCATCGCCAGGATTTGGAGGTATGAACGCATTTGTCAGAAACCTATTTGCTGATACATTCAGTGCACATCCTCCAACAAGTACAATATCGTCATCGATCTCATTGACAATCTTTCTAAACTCTTCCTCGTAAATCTGCTGGGCGATCGATGCAATCTCAAACGTATCCATGCGCAACTCCACACCTCGGTGGAAGTTTACGTTTTCATCCCACATACCTCTGACGAGATTGTAGTTCTCTAGCTTATGCTTTTTAACTGCTGAGGCACCCATGAGGATATACTCTTCCTCATTTGGTTTCCACCCTGCTGACTGTGTCATGGCTGAGTAGAATAAACCCAAGGACTTTGGATAGCACCAGTTCATTAACCTTTGAA